CGAACCGCCGCGCTCTTGCATCGCCACTTTTCAGCCTGTTCAGGCGTCATCTTCAAGGCTTCAAGCACTTCGGGCAGCTTGAGCCATTCACGCAAGCCGTAAGACGCGCCTGCCGCGCAATACGGTTGGCGTTCCTGCATCCCTTCTGGGTAGGTCGTGGCCGTCCATAGTTTAGCGATCCACGGTGCTTGATTCTTGGACACCTCAACCTTGCCCGCATCCAAGCGGGCGATGTCGATCAGCTTTTTGCGAATGGCAAACGTGCTCATTAGATCCACCCCTTCCTTTTGGCGTAGGCATAGGCTAGATAGACGAGAATGTCAGCCGTCCAGCTCGGGATGCGATTCCCGAACACTCGAAGGAGCATTTCCCGAACATACTCGGCTCGTTGCTGGCCAGACTTTGCGTCCGTGAACTCTCGGGATGCAGTGAGAACCCAAGCGGAGACAATATTGAAGTCGTCCATGCTAAGGCCGGGTTTACCGTCCGCCTTGGACAATGCCAAGAATGACGACTGGATAAAAGCGATGATTGGAGAGAAGAAGCGGTTCATAATGTTACATTTTGAGGCCGTCTGCCGTTGGCTCGATCACGAGCGATGTCGGGTCTTTGCTGTGCGGGTATGGGTTTGGCGTATTCTGTGCCTTGAGGTCCATGCCCAGCCACATGATTGCTTCCTCAATCTTGGTAACAGCTAGGCTACGTTCACGCGAGGAGCGCACGGGATGGTTTGGGGTGCGTTCTCCGGTGAATCCTTTATCGCTGCCCTGCTTGAGGCGCTGGAGGCATTCGTCGAGGTCTTTTCTCCATTGCTTGGTTTGGAAAACAAAGGCTTCTTGCTGTTCTGGATTTGGGGCAGTGCTGTTCATGGAATGACTTGGGCTTTTGGTGGATTGACGCCGAACCATTGGGCGGCAGCGTCGAGAAGGGCGTGAAACGCGATCAGAATCTTGTCGATCTTGAGGCGCATCTCGGGCGTTGGAATATCCTTGTTGAAGTGCGCGGCGATCATGGCAATCAACTCGTCGGCTTCGAGCCCGTCGAGGTCCGCCAACTCTTTCGGGATCTCTCCCGCGCCCTTGATGGCATCCCACGCTTCCGGCATGACTTGCAGGAGCCCGATAAGCTCCATGAAGGTGAGTTTCTTGTCCGCGTGTGCAACCTGCCACGAGTCGAACAGTTTCACGATGGCAAGAACTGCCTCGCGGACTTCTTTGATGGCGCGTGCGTCTCTCATTGGGCTCTCCTTGGTGATGGTGCGCTTTTCAGCTCGTGGTTTTCCAACTGGTGATCAGCGATGGCGAGCAGGTCCACCCTCTGCGCCTTGAGTGAAGCCTCGAACGTGGAGGCGAGCGTCTGAACGGCCTGCTTGTGCGCGTCGGCAATGGCTTGGAGCGCCATCGTGTGCGCTTCTCGCTGCTCCTTGAGTTGCTGGGCGCTTGCTGCTTGGAGGCTTGGCAACCACTTGGTGAACATGAAGAACACGATCCACGCCACAAGCCCGAAGGCGGAAACCTGCGTCAGCGACCCAACCCATTCAGGCGTTGCAATGCCCGTTTCCGCAATAACGGTGTGCACTGCGGCAGGAAGGCCGAGGATGGCAGCCGTTGCGGCTTCTGGGAGGCGGTCAAAGATCGGGTTGTTCATGGGATGGTATGAGATGCTTAGGGCTTGAAGACATCGCCAGCGGCCTTGATGGTTGCAGGATTAGCTTCGGGATTTGCGCCGAGTGCCGTAACCGTTTCTTGGGTGGCTTTGATGTTCGCGGTTTCGACTCCTGCCTTGCTGGAGATGCTTAGTTGCTCGGTTGCCGCCTTGGTGGCATCCCGCGCCTTCCAGACTTCGCCAGCAACCACGCCCAAGCCGTAGGACACGGCGCCTCCGACCGCTACCTTGAAGCTGGCGGCATCATCGGCTTCTACCTTCATGCCTTGGCCGGTGGTGGAGTCATAAGCGCCCTTGCCTCCGAGTTTGGCGAACAGTTCCTTTTCTTGTGTGCCATCAGGTCGGAGTACTGACTTGTATGCAGTCGTGCAAGAGGTGGCAGAGAATAGCAGGCAGACAAGGGCAATGATGCCGATTGCCGAGAGGATGGATTTGGTGATGTGGTGTGTTTTCATATTGCTAAGCTGAAAATTCAATCCACTCGCTGATCTGATCGCCGGAAACGCTACGAATGCGGCATTGATCTCCAGTGTTAATTCCGGTGCCAACCCCTACCCAATCCGCGCCATCGAAACGCTGAACCTCAAAACTGGATGACTCCTCGGCGAAAGTTCCTGTATGACTCCAGTTGCTCAGGTCGTTTGAATTGGATCCACTCAAGACCGGAGGACTCCACACTGGAGGACCAACAAGAGGCGGGACATTTGCTTGAGCTGCGTCAATCTGGGCTTGCAAGGTCGCCAGCGCCGCGCGAGCCGCGTCCCGTTCCGTCGTGAGGGTTGAGATTGCATTGTCTCGCTCACTAAGAGCGCCGGTAATGGATGCGATGAGTAATGCGGTATTCATGATTCAGTGATGGTGACGGTGTTGGATACTTGATTGCCGGTGGCGTAGCCGCTGTCGGCAGATATCTGCGCGTCGTAATTGCCGGGGGTGTTCGCATGGTAAGAGGTGCCCGCGCCTCCATTTGTCACACCATCTTGCCTCCATTGATAAGTGAATGACAGTGATGCGCCAGGAGGATTGGTCTCCCATGTCCCGTTGTCGGTCGTGATCGTTGACGGTGCAACCTGCCCGTTATCACCTGCGGCATTAGGCGCAGATGCCGGAGTCACGAATGCTCCAGCCGGTGTGATGATCTCTGACAAAGCCTCATCGCTACTGCCAGCAGCATTGGTCGCGACTACCCCAACACGAATATCGGCCTGCATGTCAGCAATGGTCAGTTCATACTCGTCTGTTCCGGGAGGAAGAATCGCATCTCCATTTCTGAGCCAGCGATAAGAATAAGAGGTTGGCGAATTTGTCCAGTTACCGGGAGTGGAAGCGGAAATGACTTGCCCAACCAAAGCTCCGTTTGATCCATTGGTTGTAGGCGGATCAATATTGACGGGGGGCGCAATGGATTCCCCAGCACTCCTGCGAATGAAGGGTAAGCCTATGCCGAGTCCGATTGCGGCCATTACAGGGCAACGATAGAGGTTGCGGTTGTGCTGGTCGAGTTGACCCGCTTAGCCTGAATCGGGAGGATAGTTCCAGCCGGGACCGCCGTAAACGTGATAGCGACATCAAGCTCGTTCACGGCAACCAAGTTTCCAGCGCCCCCAACGTACAGCGCCTTGCACGGGCCATTTTGAAAGTTGACCGTGTCCGATGTGGTGACGGCGAAGTAGTCCGAGGACGGAGCAATCGCCCGCCCGACAGCCATCAGGATCTTTTCAAGCTCGCCGTCTTCCTTCTTGCGTCGGTCGAGTTCGGCAAAGCTGGGCTTGCGTGGTTTTGTGGCCATGGGTGCGGGCGGTTAAGGTTTTGACGAGTTTGATTAGTTCACATCGGTCCACGTTCCTGAAACCGCAAAAGCGGCCCAAGTCGTGGTACTCAGCGCAACAAGCTCGATACTATTGCCGATGGTGGCAGCCGAAGAGATGGCGTCGCCCGTGGCATTGGTCAGGACAAGGATCTGGGTGCTTGCTGCGGCGTTAATGTCAACGTCTTGGGCGACGGTCAGATAAACGCGGAAGTGCATCCCAAGGACAGGAGCCGGAAGAGTCAGCACAATAGAGCCAGAAGCGCCGGTATTGGTGAAGACACCGCCGTAAAGCTCGGTTGCCGTGAGTGTAGCCGTAGCGGCCTTGGCGCTGATCTTGATCAACTCCACGCGGCCAGTAGCGGGCGGGTAAGTGACGGTGTGAATCGTCGAGGGGTCGTCAAACGTCAGAAGGTGGTACTTCGTTTGGCTAAACGGATTGTCACTCGGCGCCCTAAGCGCACCGTCCCAACCGGAGAGCAACACCTTGTTGTCCTCCGAGAGAATCGCGTGGCTGAAAATGGAGACAGGAGGAAGCACGGGAGGAGCTGTGACATTGGCCCCTGCGACGAGCTTCTTTACGGCTTGGTCGAGGTTGTCGGCGGCGTGACTGGATGCCACCGCGAACACGGCAGCGATTACGAGTAGGATGGAATGATATTTCATGGTGTGACGGGTGCTTGTGGGGTTGCTGTAGGCTGAGGTTGCAAAGTTTGGGCCTGTTGCGCCGATTGCAAGGCTGAGATAAGGCGGGTTTGCTCCTCGGGCGGCAAAAGTGGGAGCATTGCCTCGATTGTGATGATTGGCTCACGTACAATCTCGTCGGCCTGATCAAATTCGAGGGCCTTGATGATCTGGAGTACGAGCGGGCGAAGGCTGGCTTTGTCCGGCTCAAGGGCGGCCAGATAGTCCCCCATGGCAGTCATCGCGACTTGTGCGCTTTCCAGTTTCGTTTGGTTTTGCTCCTGTGTGAGCAGCATCCGAACGTCAATGTCGAGGTCTTTGACCTGCTTGGAATTGAGAGTAAGAAGCGCGGTCTGCTCACCTTCACCCCAGACAAAAGCCTCGTCGCGGTCGAAGTTGGCGTACGTCAGTTTCACGTTGTAGGCAAAGTCACGGGAGAACGAGCGTCGAAGTCCTCGGATTGGCTTTTTCAAGAGCACGGCAGCGCGGGACATGAGTTGGCGAATGCCGGTGGCTGTGTTGTTCTCAGGGACGGCAGACATATCACCCTGCGAGGCGGAAGTGATACCCGAGCGTAGTTGCGCCATCTGAATGCCGATCTGCATCAGTTCCATGCTTCGTTGATCGAGGTCCGGCATTTCGAGAAAGCTCCAAACGTCGGCAATTGTCTTCCCGTCCTTCGTCTTGAAACTTCGCCCAGGGTGGAGCGTGGCGTCGGCGTCATCCTCTTCCGACTGGAGATTCCGAGGGTTAAACCCCGTGACCGGGTTGGCGTGCATCCGGTTCCTATAGCCGACCTGATTCCAAAGATTGTCAACCTGTAGCTGAACGTTTCGATACTTGGCGAAGAATCCGCGCCCGTAGAGACGGTCGGGGACAGGTTCCCAAACATGCACTTCAACGGGGAGCTTGCCCTTCGGTGAGATGTTGGCGAGATAATTAGCGGCCCAAAGGCGCGAATCCCCATCGTCAGGCGTGAAGCATACCATGACATCGGAGCTTTTGCCGCGTCCGAACGGGTCAATCCGCATGTAGCCAATGATGAGGCGGACACGGGAGTTCAATTTCATCTCCTCCTCTTCGCTGCCGTACTGCACCTCGTCATTCTGGTGGTCCTGCGAATCGGGCTTGGCGTCGGTTTCCTCGGGCTCGTCTTTCTCTGTGATGCGGATCTCAGCAATTGAGGCGAGTTTGATCGCATCCAACTTCGAGAGTTTGAACCTGCGCATGGCTTCGAGCGCCGACATTTCAACCTCGTGATAGAAATTTGTGTGACGAAGGTGAAGCTCGGGCGCATCCTCACGGAAAGCGATGTCGGTGTATTTCAGGACGGTGGTTTCCGTCCCCTGCGAACGAACCTCGTCAATCTGCTGGAAGGCGGTTCCCCAAGTCAGTTTGGCTCCCCTTGGGATCTTGAGCGTTCCATCTGCCTCTGCCTGCTTTGCTTGTTCTGGCGAGGTGATGTTAGCACCATTCAGGAGTAGCGGCTTCCCATTGATGTGAAGGGCCTGGATTTCACCCTCGTAGGAATCAATGTCGATGTCGTAAGTCGTGTTGGTGAAGGACTCCCCCAGGCACGCGGCCCTAGTCACGGCCTGCGAATACCGCGTCACTAGTCGCCCGTCGCGGTGCATCCACTGGAGATGCTTCTGCATGTTCTCGGCCAACTCGGGATCGTTGCGACCAACTGGAATCGCGGCAAACCACGGCTCCCCGCCAAAAAGATCCTGTTCGGCTTGGGCGCTGGCAAACTCAGCCAGTCCGCCGATGACGTTCAGGGAGTCGTTCTCTAGCTTGAAGATGCGGGGTTTCCCGTCCTCGTCGGTGTCGCCACGTTCGCGCCACTTGAAAACGTCGGCGGCTTCTTGCTCGTAGCGGCGGCGGTTTTCGCGGAACTGGCTCAATCCCGCCTTGTAGTTCACCCACTGCTTGCGGGCGAACTCTACAATCTGCGTGGCGCGGCGTCCGCCCTCGGCTCCAAGCGCATCTTCGAGCGGTGTCTTTTTGGACTTCCGTTTGATGACGTTGGCCGCTTTAACTACCTACATCGGAGAGGCGGCGGCTTTCTTGGGTTGGGCGGGTGGCGTCAGGAGCATCGCTCAGTTACCACCCCTCGGGAAAAGGCGGCAACCACGAGCAACCCGGCTTTTGGTGGGTTTCGTGTCGCAATAGCCATATCAGGGTACTGGCCTGATGATGCGCTACACAATATTAACCTTTGTGCGTTCCGTTGTGCAAAACGCCAGTTTCCTTATCTGGCGGCGTTTTGTTAGAATCCCCTTAGCTCCACTCCCCGCTTTTGATGGCAAATCGGCACCGTTCAGGCACTTGCAAAACACTGTCTGACGCCTCGGAAACGGTAAACCAACGCAATTTCACATAAAATTGAATGGAAATACATATTTTGTGCGGTCCATTGTGCGCAGGTCCGCCGTTTTGTGCGCCCGTTGTGTATGGCTTCCGTGTTCCAGAGAAAAGGGTCTGACGTTTGGGTTGCTGCTTTCCGCGCATGGGATGCAGTCAAAGCCGATTGGATCTGGCGGCAGAAGTCCACTGGAGTTACTGACAGAGCGACGGCGGCAGGCATTGCGGCAACGTTGGAGCGCGGCAGCGGGGAGGCGAAGGCTGGCACCCTGAACCGTGAGAAGGCTCTCGAAATGGTTAACGATCTCCTGCGAATGGCGGGCCTCCAGTGCCTTCAAGAAGCCCCAAGATTGGAATCCGTGGCAAAGGCGTTTCTGGACGACACTGAGGCCAGCATCGAGCCCAGCACGGCGCGGCGGTATCGCGGGCAGTGGGCGACGCTCAAGAAGTGGGCAGGGAAGCGAATCGAACTTGGCGTCGATGCCTGGACGGGCGACGACATGGCGAAGTACTACAAGTGGTTGAAGGATGAGTTCAGCGGAACCACGGCAAACGGACACCTGAATTTCTGTTCCATGCTGTTCGGGCGGGCTGTGGATCTCGGGTACCGTGCAAACAATCCGACCGTGCTTGTGAAGCGCATCGAGAACGGGACGGTGACGAAGGAGACAATCAGCCGGAAGCAGTGCGCGGATCTCTACCGGGTAATGAGGAAAAACAAGGCGCTTGATTGGACGGCGCTCCTGGGCCTTGGCTGGCACACCGGCCACCGCATCCAAGACTTGCTGGACGTTCAGCCCTCACAGCTCACGCATGACGCCGAACTTGGATGGTTGTTGACGTTTCTTCCGAAGAAGACGCGGCGGAAGGGCCGGACCATTGTCTTGCCGGTGCCGAAGTGGCTGGCACTGCGAGTCAGGAAGCTCGGCGGCTTCAAGAGCATTCGAGGCGGCGTGAATCGTAGCGGCAAAATATCGGCGTCCTTCATTGTCTGGATGCGAGCGGCAGGCATCGACCCTTGCCCGATCAAACGCGGGCCGCGTGTCGTGCATCTGCGGAGCTTTCACAGCCTGCGGCACTCCATGACTACCCGGCTTATGTCTGCGGGCGTCTCGGGCGAACTGGCTCGGCTTGTCACGGCGCACAAATCGCCAGCGGTACAACGGTCGTACGTCCACGCGGAGGTCAGGGCGCTCAAAGAGGCGTTGAAGCTGGCTCGGGCGCGGAAAGGGTGATCACAACAAGCAAAGTTGGCCGCGTTTTTCGTCTCGTGTGCGGCGTGAGTTCGTGGCGTGGTGGACAGCATCGTACCCAAGGTGGCACCGTTGGCACAGGGCTTTCAAATTGGAATCGGTGTTGTTTGTAATGTCGTGGTCTAGGTGCGCGATGGTCAGCACAATAACCACGGCTCTTTCCTCGGGCTCATGGTAACAACTGACATTCTGAATCGCGTCCCGGTAGGGCTGTGGATCACAAAGCAGGGTGCGCGACTTGGACAGGACGGTTGAATAGTTCGCTACTCCGCATTCCTCGCATTGATTGCGGGCGCGGGCCATGATGCGCGGGCGGATGACTGCTTTCCAGTCGGTCGGGTACTTGGCGTAGTTAATCGGCATGGCTTGTGGAAGGTTTTGCCTGCACCACTTCTGTCAACCAACGCATGTGAGAGGTGATTATTCGCGCCTTGTGGACGGCGGCTTTCTGACTCACAAAAGTCCAAGCCTTAGCCGGGTCCGTCGTGAACCCGTAGCCATCCCGGCTCACCTTCTTGGGTGTGCGCGGACCTTCGAGGAATTGGCCCCCTAGAACCGGGTGCTTGTCCGTGATGGTGACAACGTAGTTCATTTCGCGTCCTTGAGCATCTTCGCCCACTCCTTTTCGATCAACCTTGCCATGAGCGCGGAGAACGTCCGACCGTCCATCTCCGCGAGTTTCTGCCCCCGTTGGAGCGTCACCTCTGACATCGAGATTGACCGCTGGCCCTTTCCCGGCGCACGGATGCAACGGCGCTTCTCCTTCACATAGACAACCTTGATCTTCGGCTTGGGTTCTTTTGGCATGTTTTACCATATTACACGATGTTACACTGTAAAGGGGTTTATTGACACGTTGCGTCTCTATGGACACAAGGACGGATGCCAGCCATGCCGCTGATTGATATAGCCCTTCCATCCTTACGCATTGGAATCTCGGGTATTTTCCCGGAAGTTATCGACTCCAAGGACATTTTCAAAAGAACGGAGGCTTCGGGCGAAAGGTCTGTTCTCTTTAGGAGTTCACGGATGCGTTTTTCGACAAATTTAAACGTCTCCTTGTGCGCCCTCATCCGTTCCTGCCAGTTGTCCGCCGTGACTCCAGCCGGGAACGTCACCCAATCGCAATCCCAACAACCGAGGGTTGTTTCCTGGATGCCCAGCTCGCGCCAAGTCAGGGTTCGGAGGTCGGGCCTGCCGCACTTGGGGCAGCATGTGTATTGCGTGGTAGTGCTCATTCCTTTGGGTGTCCGTTGTTGGTGTCTTGTGCCTCCATGGCCTTCATTAGCTGCGCGGTGATTGCTTCCGCAAACTGCGCGGCCA